ATCGCCATCCCGTCTAATACGAACCTGACTAACGCCTGCTAATTGAAAGTCTGCAAACAGAGAGTCTGTATTGGAGGATGTATTTGTAATATTAAGCTTAAGACCGGTGAAAGTTACAGCTGCATTCCAGGTCTGAGTCATGTCGATGATAGGAGTACTTGTTGTTACTGTACCTCCAGTTATGGTAGTAGCTCCACCGACAGATACTCTGAACTTAGATGTTCCACCAATCTGTAGATCTAATAGACTTGAAGTTGCAGAAGAACTTGTATTTGTAATATTAATCTTGAGAGCTTGAAAATTTACTGCACCAGAGTTCCATGTCTGCGAAAGATCTAAGAGAGGTTTATTAGCAGTGACCGTAGCTCCAACAACTGTTAAACTACGATTAACATTATCCCACGTTGTCCCGGAAGCACCGCTCATTGATCCTCCAGCATTGTACTGAAGAGATCCTGTTAGACCTCCAGCTGCTAGTTCAGCATTCAAGACAGTACCAACTAAAGACAGACCAGTTCCTATAGAAAGCTCTTGAACATTACCTGAACCAAACCCTGAACCCCTACCGAGTAGCTTTTCAGAAGAAGCAACGTTCTGCATCTTATCGTAAGTTACCACGTCGTTGTCGATAGTCCAGATAGCTCCTGAACCAGTGACGGTTATGTCTCCCTTATCTCCATCTGAAGGAGATGCAATAGAAAGATTTAGCGTACCTCCTACGAAGTCCTGCAAGTCTTGTACTCGGAGAGGTTCTGTTAGACCTGCAGGTTGAGGAAGATTGAGGATCTGGTTACTATTCATATCCAGATCAGCTTCCATTGTATTAGGGGAAGTACCATCTCTAGATAAGAATGTATCACTTAAGATTTCAATATCAGCAGTATTCTCGTTGAGAAGAACGATAGCAGCTTGCTCATCAGTTAAAGATCCAAGTTCTTGTAAGTCTATTTTAGCCATCTGTATCTTTCTTTTCTAGCTGTTCAAGCCAGTATTTACAATCTTGAAGTGCACCTTCATACGCAAGCAAGGTTGATCTGACTTGCTCACGTTCAACTTCAAGAGTCTTGATCCTCTCTTGAATTTGTTCTTTAGTCATTTATGCTACTGTGGAAACAGCAGTCCAGGTAGATGCTGTATCAGCGATATACAGGCGGTCAGCAACACCAGTCCCACCTAGATTCACGTAGATAGAACCTTTGGTTGCAGGCATTGTAGGAACGCCATCACCAGTAAGAAAGTCAATCTCACTCAAATTCATTTTCATTTGTTTATTCCTTTATGCTACAGTAGAAACTGCAGTCCAAGTAGTTCCACCGTCAGTGTTTATGTACATCCGATCTGCAACGCCTGAGCCAGTCAGGTTAATGTAGAGAGAACCTTTAGCGGCACTCTCTGAAGTAGGTGCGCCAGATCCTGTAATAAGACAGACCCCCATTTTTAGATTTAGTTTCATTCGTTTAATCCTTTGTCATAGAAGGGGGCCGGGAGGCCCCACAACTATGATATTATTACACTTGGTAATAAAGTATTGTGACGACAATAACACCAGCTGTAAACGCTGTTGCCGTGGTCCGGCTACAGGTTACATAACCAGGTAGAGTCGTTGTGGTGCCAATCAGCGCACCAAGCCCGACCATGGTGGTGGGAATAGTAGTATCCTGTTGGATAATAGTATGCTCACCAGCCGTGCCCATTTGAGCTGTTGGGAACGCTGCGAGAAGTCCATTGAAGTCAATTTCTGTGGTTCTGTTGGTCTGAACCAGTCCTAGATCAATAGCGACGCCAGTTACGGCGGCGGTATGAGTTAGGACATCAACTGAATGAATCCTCATCTTTGGGAAAAAGACTGTATCAGACAACGGAGTTTCAAGTTCCGTCAAAGTTGTCAGATCAATCTTAAACTTGATTTCTCGAAGAGCACCAACGGTACGGTATTCACCACCCTTGTTAGGGGTAGCTTTTTCCGGACCGAACTTTAAATAAAGTCCGTCCGTGTTTAGCCAATTACCCATGATAACTCTCCTTTAAACAACCTGATCGGTATCAGTTAAGATAACAACCATGTTTTCTGGACGATAGAGCTTAAAACCATATTCTGTCATGGTTAGATACTCAGTTTGCTGCAGATCCTTATTGAACTCCGAATACACAGTAGGCATCTGACGGAAGCCACCGATAATCGGTAGCGTGTCGCCAGGAGCTGCTGAGAAGAAGAGGTTTGCAACACCCACAGTCACAGACTTAGCATTGATGGTTTCCACGATACCTCGGGGGAGGTAGTTAGAAACATACACGTCAAAGCCATAGATGTTGAAACGGAACTTCATGCCCGTAACAAGATTATCTCTGACCACTTGATCCCACATAGGAGTGGGCGTCAAGAGATTGACGATGTTAGTTTGTGTTTGTAAAGTATACGCAACGGTAGGATCAACAACTGCCACAAGGTTTGTCATAGGAACGTTAGCCTTAGAAAGGGCGTAATGTGCCTGTGCGAAATCCTTGAGAGCAATAGTTTCTGATGTACCTGAACCAACAAAACGGTGATTAGCTTCGTTAATAACGTTTAGGTTGCTTGCTGTCTGTCCTGCGTTAGCCCGATCAAAGATACGGGTTTCAACGCCTTCCATAATAGAACGGTGTTGTCTAGGCGAGAAGGCAGCTAGTACATCCGAAGAGTAATAACTGTCCCGCTTAAACTTCTCCGAAATCGAGTTGGCAGAGTACTTGTATTGGTCGAAGGAGAACTGGAATTCACCAGTATCCATCTTGTTATACAACACTGCTTGACCTTCTGCAAAGTCAGCTGTTTCTGCTTCACCCAGACTTGGGATTGTGAACACTGTACCATCAGGGAAGTCCGAAAGAATTCGGACGAACTTCGTGGCGAACAAGTCATCCAGTAGGAGCTGTTTTAGTTGTTTAGACCAAACCTCGTCCCTAATGAGATGCTCGTTGGTAGCAACGGTAAAGCCGCTTGCCATTTGTTAGTCTCCTTAATGATTACTTAGCCCAGTGCCCTCCAAGTACCATCTTCGAATTCTTTTCCTAAGTTGGCGTGATCTTGGTGCATTTGGACTTGTGTTTTTGGACTGTAATAGAGATTAGAATCTTCCTTCCTCAACTTCTCATAGAATGCCCATGTCCTCTTTTGAGTGGACGGTGCGAAGTTGTCGCTTCGCTGCTGGGATCGAGGGGGAGCTTGAAAGTCTTCTTTAGGAGCTTCTTGGTCTAATCCTAACGTTCTAATTAGAACTTTAGGTTGTTTCCTAGCCATCTCGTTAAGATCACTTTCAGTGATTCCTAATTCGTCTATCTGTTGTTTAACAGCATCTTTATAGTTTTGACCATATCGTTGCTGTAATTTGTTCCTAACGACATTGAAGTTATCTTCTTGTCTCCGGGTCAATTCATGTTCTTGAATTTTGGAGGACACTAAGCTTTCAATTTCTTTAGGATCGTATTGGGGCTGTTTTACTTCTTCTTTCGCATTAAGGGTGTGTTCGCTACTTGCAAGCTGCTGTTGTGTGGTTAGCTTGGTCACTATCTCTTCCAGCTTAGCCCTAGAATCGTACTCAGTCTTTAGTTTAAGATAGTCATCACGAAGTTCGTCACGACCCTTCTCTAAGAAACGTATGTACGTATCTGATTCGTATTTACCTCTAGCTAACTCTTCGGGAGTTTTAAATTTCTTATTATCTCCGACTAGCTCTTCGAGGTAGTTCTTGTTTGGATCAACAGGCTGTGGGTCTGATTTGTCGTCCAATAGATTGTCTGTCATGGTTTTATAATCCTTTGGTCAAGGTTAATTAAATCTCTAATTTTTGTTAGACAAGCTCTATAACCATTTTTGTGAGCTTGTTTGTAATCCCAATTGGGAGTCTCGTAAGTACTTACATCTGTCTCTGATCTGTCTAGAGACTTCTCGTATTCTTTCAGAATAGCACCTAGACGATCTAAGACTTGCTTAGAACCTAAGACGCTCTTCTGAAATCTGTCTTGTTCTTTTACGTCAGTTAAATGTTTAGTCCAGTCTAAATACATTATTGCGGTAATCCTTGTGGGGCGGGTGATGCTTCGTTAGGTGGGAGATCATAGTCTCCACCAATTCCTGATGCCGTATTAAGATCCATCATTACTTGCTGCTCGAGAGCATGAGCTTGTTTCTGTCCGTCTGCCTGTTCAGCCAGGGCAACGTATGGCACTACGACTTCATAGTCTTTGAGATCGAATATATCCTCCACTATCTTAGCTAGCTTAATGCCAGAGAAGTGAGGTTGTACTGTAGCCCATAGATTGGAGCCTGTTAGTGCGGTTAGGTTCTGAACTAGCTCTGATTGTTCTGCGAAGTGTCTGGCAGCTACAGGCTTAATCCTGCCTACGCCAGTGATGTCTTGTACGGATAGGGATTGAAAGGAAGCTACTTTAAACTCATCGTCAAAGACCTTAATGACTGTAGAACCAGTTAGATTTCGTCTAGCTAGTTCAAGCATAGCGTTCAATAGCTTCTCTACCTTCTGTTCTTCGAACTGGTTGATCTTATTCTGGAAGACGCGGGAGGCTGCGTTCTCTAGACGTTGAACCTCGTACTTGGTCTTCTCACCTGGTGTACGGAAGCCCATGGCTTCCTTAGGCGCACCTGCCATCTCTTCCATCAGACGTTCTAAGTTTTGAATCTCAAAGTTAGCTTGAAGAGCTTGTACGTCAGGGACGATCATCTCTACGTCACCTTCTTCAGAGACGTAAATCTTCTCACCGGGCTGCCATACGAAGTCTTCGACGAAACCTTTGACCTTCTGTACAGGGTAGGTAACTAGATCGAAGATATCTGCCTTCATGTTCTCTACGTGATCCATTCGGTATTGCATACCGACTAGATTATCGAGAGGACCCATACCCCAAAGGTTATCTTGCTTCTTACGCCAAGAGGCGTGGAAGATGGGAGGATAGCCAAAGAAACTGGGATTAGGCTTCTTACCGATTAGCTTGTGTCTGTCTACTACAGTGATCACGTGGTTCTTAAGGAAGGTATCGTTATCCCGATCGTACATGTCTCCGTAGAAGGTTAATACCTCTGCTATATCAGAATTTAAGTAATCCCTGAAGGAAGTGAACCCATCCATAGAATACAGAGCATCTCGCTGCTGCCAGTCTCCTACGTAAGACTGAGCATTATTCCTGATCTCTTTCAAATACTTCCACAGTTCATTGTACTCCTCACGATTCTCATCGTTAGTCATACGTTGTAAGAGTTCTTTAAGTTCTCCTAGGGAGATAATAGATCTGATGATCTTAGGAGAGTTTTCGAAGTTCTCTGCTGTAGGGTTCATAACGATATCTAACGGACTGATCCGTCTTACCGCAGGACCTATGTAACCTACCTGTGTCTTGTTAGGTTGTTCTACTCTGGAGTCTACCCACTCGACAGTGGAGAAACAGTTACCATACTGGATGTAGTCTAGGACGATCTTATCCATCTCATGTTTGAAAGATGGTTGAGAAATGACCCAGGACATGTAGTTAGTAATGGCATCTCGTTTAGCTACAGAGTTAGCATCTATTTCATTAGCTTCCCAGATCAACCACTTACGTTTAGGGAACAAGGTGGCTGAGTAGTTAGCATACAAATTGTCCATGATTTGACATAGCTTAGGAACTGTGGTCTTATTCTTCCAGGGGAGTTGGGAGTTAGCAGTTTGGGTAGTATCAGTAGCATAGACGTATCTACGAACTTCTTCTTTGTCCTGCTTCCAGACCTGACGCATCTGATCCCATTCCAACCACTTCTCGGTAATCCTGACGGCTAATTGATCTGCTTGAATTACATCTTCTAGCTCTAGAACTTTACCCGTCATTAGTAGACGCCACCAAACTTCGTATGGAAGTTGAATTCATGTTTCTGTTCTTTCTTTAATCTAAACAAATCTAGTGGAGCTATTGCAAAGTCTACTACGCTAGATAGTGCATCCTTGATGTCGTCGTGAGCTGGGTTAGCGAAGATCAGTTCTTCTTCCAGAGCTTGACAATTACCGCCTAAGTAGTGCCACATCTGCCGATTAGCATACTTAGGTTCTAGTGTGGCTAAGATACGTTCTTCTTTAGAACCTTGCCATCTAGTGGGTCGGTATTCGTCTATGACGAGCGACAACCCGTGGGGACGGATGTAGTTCTCTTTTAAGTCTCTTACTATAACCTGTTGAGCTGAAGTTACTTCCGCTCTTATTTTCCTGAAGCCCCATTTTTCATACAACTTTAATATGCGTTCAAAATACTCTGATATCTTTTCTGTCTTAAATCTATCTATGTCTAAGACATAATAATTCTGCCTACCATCTAATCCTAGAACCACAATCGACGTGTAATCAGATCTCTTACCGGTCGTATATGCGAAGTCAACGGCAGCGAAGACGTTGAGCCTTTCTCCTCTGAAATACCACTTACCGTCTCTACGGGCGAGGAAGTTCTGGTCGTAGTATTGAAAGAGATCTCTTTGGATGGGGGAGGAGTCCACGTCATGTGGATCATTGTAGTATTGGGCCCTAAAGTGAACTTTGTTAAGATATTGGGCCCGCTTCTTACTGAGAATCTCTTGATCGAACCCGTACCAGGCTCCGTATCTACTCTGTTGTCGGGGCCATAGAAACTCTCCAGTTCCGTCTCCAA